CCTTTGCAGTTGGCCTGCTGAATCTGCTGATTCAGTTTGAGAGTTTGGTCAATTGCCACACGCTGAGCTCGTTGAGCCGTAAATGAAGAAGATCGTCCAAGGGCCTCGACAATCTGCGAGTAGGTCCCGTGACCTTCATACGCATCCATAAAAGCACCACGGATATTTGCCAGCTCGGATGTTGTGATGTTGCTGATGAGGCTCGTCGTGTCGGCAACCATTCCTGGTAGTTCATTTATTGCCTGAGGCGTGATGAAGAAGTGCTTGCGCGTCTGCCTCATCTCGTAAGCAAAAACGGAATCAGGAATACCCGCCGCCTTAAGCGATGCCTTTTGAGCTGTCGAGACATCAGCGGCAAGGTTTTTCACGTACCACTCAGCAATCTGACGTGTTTCTCGATCCGCCGTTCTCATCCAGTTGCCCATGTTGCGGGCTATGAATTCGTCAACATTGCGACGGAATCGATCCGGATCACGAAGGACCAAGCGGTTGATTCGTTCCTTGATATTCCGAAGCCGTGCGCGATCGAGAGGATCGTCCGGACGGAACGTTAAGGAAGCGTCCTCAGTCAAGCCGCCAGCATCAGAGAGGTAAAGAAGAATCTCGTTGAGAATCCTATTTCTGAAGGATTTCAAAAAGGAGTCAAGCTTCTTTTTGAACTTTGCTTGTCTGCCTAAGTTCGGCTGAACAGCACGAGCAGTCTTCATTAGAAAATCTCTCCAGCTTTGTCTTCATCAGTCTTCGGCGCCGGCGCCACGTTCTCAGCCGATCGCTGTTTCAGAAAGTTGTTCATCAGCTCATTTTGCTGACTTGGATCGTCAGTCATGAGTTCGCCTTCCATCCCCTCTGGCAAGCCTTCCGGAATGAAGTCCAAACCCATATCGGAATCGCGTCGGACAAACTCACGAACCTCCTCAGCACTCAGAACATTGCGATCTTGTAAAACAGCAAGCATGTCGACCTTTGTCTTAGCTGTGATTGCTGTGGCCGCGGCATCTGCCTCTCCGAGTTCGTTGAATTTGAATGTAATGGACTGATCAACGTGTCCAAATTCCACCAACTGGATTGCTTTCAAGACAGTTTGAATTGCGTCTCGATTGAGCTCCTGCTTCGACTTGATGTGGTCGTAGTAATTCCGGATGTCGCTCTGACCGGTCGCATTGAAACCGCTCGGAGAGATTCCGAGGAGCTTGACCGCAGGCGTGCGGTTGATAGCCGCAATGAATTCCAATGCCTGCCGGATGATGCCTTCAACTCCTGAGATCGTCAGAGTGATGTTCTGCAGGTCCTCAGACGAGTCACAGGCAAAAATTGCCTCGTTCGAGCGATAACGCTGTAGAAGCATCATCTTTGCGTCTAACTGCTCGATCCCGCCAGCCTCAAAAGCCTCAGCAAAATTGGTTTTGAATACCGTGAGGTTGAGTTTCTCCAGAATGCTGACGCCCGTTTCTCTGGCTTTGTTCCAGTGCAGCACATAGTCCCAAAGGATCTGAGCTTGAGGAATGCCAAGAAAGTTGTATGCAGGTCGAAGAAGCAGCGGAGGTTCATTGTCAACCAGTCGAATAAGACGAGATGCATGCACCTCTTGCCCAAAAACAAACCAAGACTTTGGCTTAAGGTAATCATCTTTGAGCGGCTGGTTGGCATTGTAGAAACCAGGCGAAACATTCACCGGATCGATAACGATAAATTTGACTGTTTTATCCTCGCCAACCAGTTCGGCCGACTTGTCTGAGTAGTTCAAAGGAAGCTTTAAATCCTCTCCTTCCACTCCAGTGTCAACGAAAATGAAGCATCCGCCCATGAAACCAACGATGCTCAGAGCTTCATTAAAGAGCTTCCTCAGTCGATATTTGTTCTCCTGCAGATCTTGGAGCTTCTTAACGTTATCCGCCGATTCGTCTTCACCGCCCTCTACCTGAATCCATTCCCGGCACATATCATCAGCCACGGTCTGAATGCAGGTGCGGATCATGCCGTTCTGGGCGATATTCTGCAGGACACCGTAGCCGACGAATGAAGTCATCGGGAACTGTCCTAGATCCAAAGCGTGCTGCGTCAACGATGCATAGTACGCATTGAAACTCGAGCCAATCGCGGCATCATTTGTGAAACGAGACTCTTCTTTCTCCGGCTCTTTTGTGTTCAAGGTGATCGGAGGATAAAAGAGCGTTTTAGCCTCCTCCGGAGAGAACGATGTTCTAGGAGGCACGAAGCGAGAGCCTGCCGCATCGATGATCTTTTGATTGATCTTTCGGCGTTTGTTTTCGTCTAGTTGGTTCATGATTTTCAAAATCTAAAACGTGCCTGCTGCATCTGCTCTCGGGTCAGAATGACGCCTGAGCCGCTGCGGAAATAGTTCAATGCCTGAGTTGTGCTGTCCACCTGGTCATCGTGAGAGCCTGCGGGAAACTCAAGCAACTCACTGACGTAATGCGGCACCCAAGGAGCTGCACTGTCTTCCGGAATAAAAACATTCCCGGCTTCGAAGTAGGGAGTAACAGAGGAGGCTCTGGCCTCTTTCGATTCAGTGGGCGTTATCGGAACAAATCCCGAAACCGTAGATTTCAGCTCTGAAATAACCGCCGAGCCGTTCGCCTTGTCTTCAACCAGCTTCCGGACAACCCGCGGCCACTTCTGCGCCAAAACTCGGACCATTTCCTTAGTTTTGACAAAATCCCATTGGCCTCTTACCTGATCCAGCAAGTAAAAATTCGGTCCTTTTTTGCCCCAAACCTGACCGACCACATAGTCGGAGTTTTTGGAGTCTTTGAACGTCATATCCCACGACATGAGCGTATGGTCAAACTCAGGAGGCAGGCTTGATGCTGTCCATCTTCTAAACCATTCAAGCTTGAACAAAGCTCCGCCATCAGGGACTGGATGCTGCTGATACAGCGCCTCCCAGTCCCGACT